GCTGCTTGAGCTTTGGGCGAGCCTTCCTCTGCATCTCCTCGAAGTTCTCTATAAACATCCCTGAGCTGTTCCATCAGCACTACACTGTCACGACCAATGAACTTAGTCATAGTCATGTAGCGAGCTGAGCCCTTCATGAGGAACTCGAGGTTCCTGAAGACATCTTGCTCTAAGAACTCAGAGAACTCTGGGTTATCCGCAAGGTTAAGTGACCTACGCTTGTGGCCCTTAGGTACTATGCCCCCTTTAGTCAAGTCAAACGCCTCATCTAAGGTGTTAACTTCAGGGTTATCAATGATAGAATCAGTGACAGATGCTGCAACATCTCTACTAAGTCCATAAGTCTCAGCGAGTAGGTTAGTGAACTCCTCTTTCTTCTTACCAATATGCTTCTTTAAGAAACCTTTGCTTCTGAAGATGTGATCTTGCAGTTCACCTATCTGCCTTTCCCCAGCTACCTCTTGGACTGCTGTTATATTCCGATACATTGCATCATCGACAGTGTAGAGTTCTCGAACTAGAGTCTCTATTGCATCCTTGTTCTTAACAAAGGCAGGATCTGATACGTTATTCCAATCTATTTGACTGAAGATATCATCGACACTCTTCCACTTCTTGTTACTATCCCTTTTGGTTATAGGTCGTATCTCTTTCTCATAGAATTTCTGCACAAGGGTCGAGATTGCGGTACGTCTCTTACCATAAGTTCTACCCTTAACCTTAAAATCATTCAGGATCTCTTCGATTGGTCGAAGGAACTTCTCAAAATGGGTAAAGTTTAGTAGCTTATCGTTCTGGAAATCAATACCACCATGTGTTTTATTCTTCTTACCCGCAAACCCATCATATATGAGTCGTAGGGTAGGGCTGCTATTAAGCATGTCAATAGTTATACGTGTGTCAAGAGATGATCTTAATGCAGATACTGGGTCCTTTAGGATATCCTTTAGCTTCTGAGAGGTAGGTCTTGCATCTCTCCTCGTATCAGATTCGGATGCGAAGTCGTCAAGTGTAGTCTCGTCTGGAACAGGAGTTCCTTTCTTGAGCTTCTCTTGCCTGTCTACTTTCTTACTTTTGATCCTATCCCAGAACCCAGACAGTTTAGTTTGAATGTCGGGGACATATCCTTTACTACCTTCTGTTGCAGTCTTTGCCCTTTCATCTGCCCTAAAGCCAGCTGTGGCATCATCAAATCGCTTATCATAATCTGACTTAGCAACCCCAGCATCTTTCCATTGACCTGCTTGGAAAGCTGTAGAGGGTACAGAGAAAGAACTACCAATCATACCACCAGCAATAGCGGCATTGGCCATACGCTCTTCAAGCTCATCATAATCCCAAGTCTTCTCAGATCCTATGACAGCAGATGTGTATTGGGTTAGCTCTTGAAGCATCTCCGTACCACCTTCCATGCCACCTGAGACTGACATCCTTTTAGCAAACTGCTTTAGTATGTAGCTCTTGGTTATTTGATTCTCCATGAAATTACTTGCATCACCGAGATAGCCTAGTAGCTCTCGCTTAGTAGCTTTTGAAAGAACTTGCTCAGCTTCTTCCCTACTTACCGCTAGTCCTGCTTGTTGGATAGCATCGATAGCCTTATCCTTAGCTTCTCCAGTTAAGAAATGCTTAGGGGTGAAAGAACCCATAGCCGCTTTAAGACCTAAACGATCTAATGATGCAGCTATTGCGCCACCTGCAAGGGCAACACCGTAGCTCTTATCTTCCATCTTCCCTGGCATTTCGTCAAGGATCATACCTGAGTACATTGCCACAGGGACAGTTAAGCTAGTTCCGAAAGTGAACGGAGCGGCCACTACTGATGCCATAGTGACTCCCATGTAAGGGAGAGACATTGCAATGTTAGACCCAAGGAACTCTGTGACTTGACCGAATGAAGACCAATCAACATCCTCATAGCTCAATCGGACCTTAGGTGCATCAGCCAACTTAGATCTATGGTAAGCAGCACCGCCCTCAAACCAAGCCTGAGCATCGTCAGCACCCACAGTGTCTGCCATAGCTGCACCAGCCATTCTGAAAGAGTTAACGGCTGATGTTACACCAGCACCAAAAGAATCTGAGAAAGGTGTCTTAGATCTGTTGTCAAAGGTTGCATTCTTATTACGTAATACTACACCTGAGAATAACTCAGGGAAAGATGCGAACTCCTCTTCGTTAAAAGCTTTCTGTTTGAATAGAGGGACACCATTAGAAGGATCTAAGGCTGCTCTCTGTATTAACTCTCGAGCAACATCTATATCTGTTCTCTTTGTGTCGGGACCCCTAAGGCTTCTTAGGCTCTCACCCCAGACGAATCGATCATAACTCTCATCGCTCATCATCTCAGTTGATCTACCAATGAAGGTAGGTCTTGCGATACCTTGGCTGATCAAGAAGTCGGTAAAGGAGTTGCCCTCTTCATCAACTAGATCACCAATCCTACGCCCATAGTCATCTTTTTCTTTTCCAGCTTTTACTTGTGTGTATCCATACTTGTTAGCTAGGTGTGCCACGTACTCTTTAGTAACTTGACCTGCACCTTCACCAACTGAATACCCACCTTCTCTTGTGACTTTAGTAAGCTCAGCAAGGTCTATCTCACGGAGTCTTATTCGTTCACCTGTAGTATCATCCTTAACAGTATCACCGTCAATGAATGAATATCCTGAGGTACCGATTCTAAAGTCGGTTACAGGGGCTGTTGTAGCCTCAGGTACTACTCTCCCCTTTTCGTCTACCGCAGGAGCACCAAAGGATGCAACTGCATCAGATACTCTCTTCATTCTCCCGTGGACACCTGTCATCTCTTCCTGTGACTTACGGTAATCATTGTTATCCAAGAATTCCTGAGAGGCTTCTTGGTAATTACCTTCATTCATAAGACGTACAAAAGTAGGGGAATGCCCCAAGTCACCCCTGTACTCAGCTTGAATAAGCTCAGCTTGGAGTTCCTCAGGGAACTTATCGAACTTAGGTATACGAGCTCTAGCTCTGTCAACATGATGCTGAAAAGCAGGCTCAAAACCTTCCTCGATCCACCTTCCCGTTTGACCTACCCCAAAGGTTGTAACACCTTTAGTGTCGGTATAAGGGGTAGCAACGTACCCCTCTTCCTCGACTACGCGTTTCTCCGCATAGGTTAACGGTCTTCCTAAGTTTTGTTCGACTTGAGCTATTGCGTCTTGCCCATGAAGTACTTCTTTATTGTCGCTCATAATCGACATCTCCTATTAATTAAGATTTCCCTAATCTGTTAGCAACAAGGGTCTTTATCAATGCACCCCCGTTAGGAGGTGAATATGATGGGTCAGGTTTCTTATCAATGTTTTGAATCCATAACATAGCTGGTGATAAGGAAAGATGTTTATCATCAGATGATTCAACAGATGCCTTTTCCCAGTATGTAGCAAATGGATTGTCATCCTTGTCCTTAGGGTCAATCGAAGCTGCTCCCATCGTAACGTACTCATCGTACAATGCTTTGTACACCTCTCCCTTAGTCATAGGTTGTGCATCTTTATTTGCTTTGAGTAGTTGGCTGTTAATTGATTGCATTAAACCATTAACCTTATGGTTAACCTTGCTCCAACCATTAACCCCAATCTCTTGCTCAGGATGCTTTGAAATTGCAAAGAATGTTGAGGGTAACCCGTTATCCTTGATATCAAGGGTGAGTTTTTCATAGTCGAGATAACCTGTAAGATCTTTAGACCCTATAGCTCGTTTATCGCTAATAGCTTGCACATAGTTACCTGCTGATCTGGAGATTGCATTCATAATATTAGAATTAATAAAGTCAGTACCTTTAGGGTATTGGCCTACAAAGTTATCTATAGCTGATCTTAATTCTGCAGGATCAATACCTTTCCTTATTGCAGCTTTAGTCTCATTATCGATACCCTCACTTGATATATGGTCAAAAGCTCTGGCTGTATCAGCAGTCAAAGTCTTAAGCATCGAATCTCTATGATCTTGTCGAGTCAAGCCTGTTTTAAATTCGTACCCCTTTTTGAGAAGCGTCGAAATATCCACACCCTTTGTACTACCACCTACTTCCCATACAAACTGATCCCCACCTTTGGTCCTAAAAATAGTATGGTTTTTCTGGGTCTTCGGGTGATACACTGTAATAGGCTTAGAGTAATCGATCTTCTTGTCTTCGATACGTTTCTTCTCTGTAGCAACGACTTGCTTACCATATATTTTCTCAGCTTCAGCTTGTCTTGACCATCCATCTTCTAATACTTTACCAGCAATAGTAGCACCATCGTACCCTAAAGCACGAGAGATAGCATATGCGAACATAGCTTTCTGGTTTACAGGATCTTTAAATTGTGTTACAATAACATCCTTAACACCATCCCATAATCTAGAAAGGAAACTATCGTCATCCTCATCTTCTCCTTTTTTCTGGAGATCAGAATTGCCTTCTAGCTTTTCATCAAGCTCTTCCTTACCTTTCGCATTCCCTTCGCTATTAACTATTGCGTCATCAGCGTCAACATCTTCCTGAGTGACTGATGACTCTGGTCTTCCAATCATAACAGGTACACCATCTTCGTTGAGTTCAACTGGTGGTACGCCTGATGGAGAAGGAAGTCCCAGCTCCACAGCTAATGCTTCAGCTTGATCAGTAAGACCAGCATCATATAAACGTTTTACCTTATAAAGTTCTCTGTCTTTAAGATTAGTTTCTTGTTCCTCTATATGCCCCTCACTACTCTTACGATGAAATCTCAATTCATTGGCCTGTCTCTCAAAAAGATAAGGGCTCAGCTCACCAGAATCCCTTAGAGCCTCTAACTCTTGCAATCGTTTATCAATGCGTTTAATCCTTTCTGGGGCTCCCCGAGCACTGTCAGAATCTAAGGGGTCAGACATCCATACTGGGAATCCTGCTCTATTCGCATCCCCCCAGTCGAGGTGTCCATACGGATCTTCTTGTGCAGGTGGTGGTTGTACACTTTCTAGTGTAGGTATACCATCAAACCCAAGACTAGGCTGAGCCTGAGGATCTTGGATTATCTGAGATGGGTCTAATCCTGGTTTAGCTAATAGCGCAGGAACTCCTTGTTGTACTGGCGCAGGAACTCCCTGTTGTGCTGCTATCCAATCTTCTTCTTCCTGCGTTAGTTCAATAGGAACTAGTTTGGCTGGATCGAAATCTACTGGAACCTCTTGCTGTACTGGTCTAGCCAGAAGTGGAGGAACTCCTTGTTGTACTGGTGTAGGGGCTGCTTGTTGTGTTGGAGCTGAAACCGGAGGAGTCACTTGGGGAGGTGTAGCTAATTGTGGCACAGGTGCAAGACCTTGCGCCACCTTCTTATCGTCATCGTCATCCAGACCTTTCATGAGGTTACCGAACAGTTTGACTAATGCATTTGAATCGGACATATTATTCCCCTTTATTAAATAAACCTACGAGGTCCGCCACCAGCACCCCTTTGCTTCATGCGTGTTTGGCGATTGACAACTGCCCTTTGGTAAGGGTTGTTAGGTGCTTGTGCTTGTTGAGCTAGCGCATGACTTCTACCTGCGGGTGCTTGTTGCGGTTTCTGTATCAGCTCCGAGACTATGGTTTGCTTTGCAATATCCCCTGCCATCCCAGGAAGATTCTTCTTACCCCAGGCTCCTAGCTTACCTAGTGGGCCTGTGGGGGCTGCTGTTCCAGCTGATGTAGCTACGGGTGCTGCGGCTTGTTGTGCAGCAAGTTGAGCTGCGTTAGCGTTAATTGCACTAGTAGTCATCCCTGCTTCAACAATAGGAGCACCTGCGGCTGCAGCTTGTGTAGCTCCAGCGGCTCCTGTCAATGCACCCGTAGCTCCTGTAGCTCCAGCGGCTCCTGTAGCTCCAGCGGCTCCTGTAGCTCCTGCAAGTGCTGGTGTTGTCGTAGCAAGTGCTGCTGGTGCTACCAACGGTGTTGCTGTAGCCCCTGCTGCTCCCGCTGCTCCCGCTGCTCCTGCTGCTCCTGCACCGGCCAATGCACCGCCTGTGAGTCCAGCTCCAAGACCCATAAGGGCCCCTTTCTTTCTGTCTTCTGGGTTAGCCAAGGCACCTAATGCTGCCCCACCTAACGCCATTGCTATTAATGGAATCGGCATCATTTACCTCCTTTTGTTTTAGTTATATTTCCGAAATCTATGCCGCCAAGCATACCAGAAACATCTCTTAAATGATCTCTTGGGGATTGCTCTCCAAATTCAAATCTTTCTCTGTCGGCATCAATCTCTAACTGACTTCTCCCTTCATATCCAGAACCAACATCACGGAGTACTTGACTCTCTTGTGTGGCTGCATCTTGTAGCGAAGGTACTGCACTCATCATTGTCGCTTGTTGTTGTCTATTAGAATCAATGATATCCATCAATCCTTTAGCTCGAGTATCACCCATAGCTCTTCCGAATGTACGTACAGCTTTATCTTCTTCAATAGCTGCACGAGAGCCACCAAAGGCTCCTTGGGATACAGCTCGAGATCCTAAGGTTGGGAGCACTTCTTCAGTAAACTCTTCTTGTAATGGAGAGGTTATTGCATCTAAGTACTGCTCAGTTCGTGGATCTTGAGTCGGGTCGTATGCCATAGCATCTTGGAATCTTGCAGTTGCTGTGTCACTTATACCACCTACATCTCCTGCGGCCTCTGCTTGTCGTATAAGACCTTCTTGGCTATACCGATCTTGTGCAGCAAGGGTCTCATCACGATAGAAATCCATTGGCCCTAAGCCTTCCATATTCCGAGATAATGCGAGTTGTCGCCTAAGAATTGCCTCTTGTTGTTTTGAAGGGCCAGTCACAGTTGTACCACCACCCTTACATTGAATCATGTAACTGTCTGTAAAACAGCCTATAGACTCATCATAGTTAGCCCCAAGTTGAGACCGTTTACCTTTAAGTTTCATTTTTAGATCCTTTATTATCCTGTGGTTCTCTCAGATATTTACCCAGTATAGTGTACCTATCTGAGTACCCGTATTTCTTTAAGGCTTTAAGCCAGCCCCTTCTTCCGAACACTTGAATGTCATCACAGTCGTTCTTTAAAGCCCAATCTTCGATGTAACTGACTTTATCTAAAGCCTCTATTACACCAGATCCAGGTTCCCCTCCCAGATAACAAACCTCACAGGTTCGCTTTAGGGGGTAGTCAATTATGTGGGTTACTACAGTGGCAACAAACTTGTCATCAATTGTCCCAAGCCAAATCTGTTTAGTGCCTTGTACAAGCTCACTCATTACGTGTTGAAGTCTCCTTTCACCATAACTAAATTCTAAGGCAGACTTAATGTGATCCAGCGTTGAAGCTGGCATATCTTTAAAATGTTCTTGTGTCCACATGCAAAGCATAGGATCCTCCAGTTTTTATCCTGTAACTTAATGTCATTGAAGTGCCTAGAGGGTCAGTTAGACAACTAAGTCTTCAATTGCAGTCTTACATTGTTTAAGTGTTCTATCTAATCCATAGTTATCTTTAAGGAAGGTGGCAAACCTTTTCAATGCTTTTATGCGCTCCTTACCCTTGAAGTGTTGCAGTTGTTTATTAAATGCCTCTGCTTCTGCCTTGAATCGATACTCTTTATTAAAATGGTAAAGGTACACATGATTAAAGGGGAAGCGAAGCATCTGCTTTAAATGCATACGTTCGTGATCCCTTAGCGGTTCGTTATGGTACACTTTTGGTCGCATCAAAGTAATGAACCCGAAGTTATATGCATCAAACTGTTTAGGGATAAACCAATTAGTTTTGATAAATATCATAAATACTCCAGTCCTCATTTAGGTTGTTGTTTTAGACGCCTCTTCCTCTAGTCTCTTGATTTCTTTGGCATACTTCTTTTCTATAGCCAACTCCTCTTTTGTCTTTCGGGAGTTCTTGTAGTCCTCAAATGCTTTTACTATGTCCTCTGTGTGAACAGCCTCACACACCGCCCTTACGCTTGTATCTTCGCCTGAGTAATCTTCCCCTGCGCTGATTGTGTGGCGGTGGTATGTTCGGGAGAGTTCTACACCATCCTCAGAGATTATAGTCGCAGTCCTCACTTGAACTGTGTTAAAATCGCCTACAACTTCCATTTTATCTGCTTTTACTGTTTTAAGTAATGTCATAATATTTTCCTATTGTCCGTACCTAGAATCCACTAGGTATAATTAAGCTTTGCGGTAAGTTATTGATCCAACAAATTCAGCAGTATTCTCAAACCAAGTAGAACCTGATGAACTCAACACAGATAAGGCATTTGATGGATTCTGTTTATATAAAGCTATAGATGTAGCTCCATTAGTCAACATAGCCGCCATTTGGTTATCAGAGCCAATCGTAACGTCCCCTGTTGTTAGGGAGCATTCTTGCCTTGTTGGGGTTGCACCAGCCGTATAGGGTAGCCCCCCTATAGAAAGCGCACCATAAGTTGTGCCATTTTCCGTCAGTAGCATACGGAAATTACACGTAACGAGATCACCCATTCTAATGTAATACCCCTGCTGTACGGAATATGCTATACTAGTAGCACTGGGCGCAGTTATAGTTGGTGTCCAAGTACCAGCGGAGTAGTCATCAGAATCTTCAATAGTGTTGGCTGAAATCTCTACTATGTGGTCAGCCCCAACGGTAGCCTTAGTGTACAGTTTGCCATGATAAGTGTTAATGGCTAGTTCACCTAGCTCTAAATCCCCTGTTGTTGGGATACCGTTCCCAGAGGTCATTGTGCTGTTAGCTGACCTCTTTAATTGTATTGTTTGTGCCATATATATGGACTCCTATTATCTGTGTATATACACGGAGTATCTTAAGGTTAAGAACCCCCAGCTTTAATACTGGGGTTCGTAGTGTTTATTACCATGTACCGCCATCAATGGTATAAGTTGCAGATGAGGAATTACCAGTGTGTAAAAGAGCGTAATTAGCACTCGCTTGACCTGCGCCATCAGGAGCTTCCTGAACCATCCATCGCGTATCACTTTCATCCCAGAAAAGCTTTACATTTGTATAGTTCCCACGATTAATCTCAATCCCTGTATCTATATTATCAGCAGGATCGCCAGTTAGATTACTGTTAAGTAAAATATAATTATCGGCAAGCTCAATTTCTTCAGTGTTAATGGTGGTAGTTGAGCCTGAGACTATTAGATCACCCGCAACTAATACATCACCCACAAAGGAAGCCGCATCGGCATCCATTCCCAGCGTAGTTGTAAAATTGCCGTTTTTGGGAACACCGAAATAGAGCTTACCGTCCTCACTACCATTGGTAGCATCCGTAATTTGTGCGGATATTTTTGCGTACGTATTGTCGCCGCCACTTAAGTCCTTACCTTTAAAGACAATTTGTCCTATATGATCATCAGCCGCTGGGGAAGTTGAGGTTCTTGTCAGCTCAAGTGTTGGTGAATTTCCTGAGCCATCGTCAGTATTTGTAAGGGTTAGGGCTGGCGTTGCTACAGAAGCAGTTGATATAGACACCGCCCCTGTCATCGCCCCACCAGCTTTAGGTAAAGCATCAGTAGCTAACTGACCTTGAGCCGCTGTTGCATAATCTGAAGCATCAAAAGCTTTAACTTCTGCAAGGTTAGTCACCTCCGAATCCATTAACGCCCCTGCCGCTGTTACATTAGTAGCATCGGTCACATCGGCACTGGTTTCTATACCGTCCAGTTTTGTATGGTCAGCGGAGGTAAAGTTTACGTCTGATTGGGTGGCTACAGTAAAATCCAAAGTCCCATCAGCATCTTGGTAAGTCACTGTGATACCTGTCTCGGTATTACCAGAAACCATAGCACCAACAAGGTCTTGTATTGATTCGTCTGAATTAGCTGTTGCGGATGCGTCTATACCATCTAGCTTAGACATGTAGCTTGCACCCCCAATAGCTACAGCTCCTGTTGATCCATCTGGGTGCCCTATGTATAGTTTATCTGTGCCAGACGTACTCACGTACGCCAGTTCACCGGCTGCTGGTGAGAAGCTTGATATTGTAGCACTATCACTTCTTTTTATCTGAATTGTTTGTGACATAATTTATATTTCCTCTAGAATGTTCCAGCATTAATACTACTGTTCACGTTTAAGTAGTGGTTACTGTCATTTCCATCTAATTTATCTGCATCGAGATTGCTGCTAATGCCATCTACTTGCAGTATCTTATTTAAAAGTTGTTGGGGGGTTTCCTCGGACCCAACCCCTGTATCCCCCTGAGGTATGGTGAGGGTATTTGTCTCCGAATTATAAGTAACATCAGTTCCTGCATCTCCTGTCAACACAACTAGTGTCGAAAGATCAGAGGATGCCAGGGATTTGTTTATCTCTCTCTGTGTTGCTTTGGCATCATATTTAACTGGTAACATTATCTAAACCCTCGTATCCTACCTTTGATTGTTATATTGGAGATCTCCCAAGAATCATTATCATCTGAAGAAGATATCCGCAAGAAGAGGTATCTACCTGAAGTCCTAATATTATACTCTTTATATTGCTTCTTCGCATGGAAACTGTCAGAAGGGTTGAAGGTAGGCTCATCATCTATATTCTCAGCCCAACCTATTTCTATGAGAGGATCACCATCGCCAGTTTTCCCGACCCTGATAGAAGTTAATTCCTTAATAGCAAAGGGGTCATCAAAGTCGTGTGCTCTGGTTGTGGCAGTCGTATTGTGAGGGGAGGTTTCCCCATCTTCTAAATAAACATTGCCTGCTGAGTCACCTGAGACACGTAAAGGGAGGGTGCCTGAGAGTTCTGTGGATGAACATAGAGTGGAAGTTCTCTTACTCCAAGTGCTAGTAACATAGTTATAAACCACTTCGGCAGTACACTTACTGGCATCTCCTATAGGTAATGACCAGACAACTTCGTGATTATCCCGATTATGAGAGGCAACTACTTGTGCATACTCACCCGTAGATAACTGGTCAAAGACCCAATTAGAGATTCCCTCTTTTCCCCCAATCACCTCAACGCTATTACCATCGGTCATGAAGAATCCTCTGGAAGATAATCCATAATTAACACGATCAACAGCTATAACAGCTTGTGAAGAAATCGCACCAGCACCATTAGCCATTGCGGTCTCGTATCCGAAGTAGTAAGGGCTTCCAATATAGTTTAGTATAAACATTTGACTGTCAGTATATATAGCCTTAGATTCCCCTAAGGGTACTATGCATTTTAAATCTGAGGTTGCTTCTCTTAACGTTAAGCTACCCGCTGAGTTATCAGCAGCACCTATCCAAGTGTCAGGGTCATCCATAGAACACCATGCTACATTTTGAGGGAAATTACCAGCAGAGGTATCGTAGTTAATTGCAATAAGATGAGGTCCAGATTTACTTACAGCCCTAACTCTTGTGAAAGGACAGTCAGAAGTTGTAACAACAACCTTTGCGCCTGACCCACCACCAGCAGCGTTCTCAGTAAGTTCTTCACCGTTAAGATACCCTGATCCAACGGCAGTAACTTTAATACCTGTTATACCACTAGAGCCTCCAATAGAAGTAACAGTAGCTGTGAAGGATGAACCAGATCCGCCTGTGAAAGTCAAAGCTTCACCTACGGTATAACTATCACCTGCAGTAGAGATAGTAGCGCCTGATACTTTAGCAGCTTCAAGGTTTAAGAAAGATTCAGAGCTTTTCTTGATGACTAGAGGCCCTGCATCATTAGCACCCAATACCCAAGTACCGAAGTTAGTGAAACTCCATTGAGAGGCTTCATTAGACCCGAAGTCCCATGTAGAAACTGCACCCTCATCAATCCAAGTGGAATGAGTAGTAATTGAGTTAACAGTTACCACAAAATTCCCGCCACTGCTTCCAGCATTGTAAGTTAGGACTTCGTCGACAATATGACCAGTACCTGAATTAAGTACTAAGATTCCATAAATTGAACCAGTACCTCCTACCTCGGTTACTTCTACTTTGAAGTCAATGCCAGAGGACGATGAAGTGAAAGTGAGAATCTCCCCCACAGCGTAACCATTACCTCTTGACGTTATAGTATATTCATTGACACGACCAGATGCACTGTCCCACCCTGCTGTACTTGAGTTTTGGTTTAAATTATACCCAGACCCTACGTTGGTGAAAGAATCGGTATACTCATCTAGCTTCCATCTGTAAATATTGCTAAGAGTCCCAATATACAAGGTGCTTGTGTCAAACTCAGGGACAGATATCATCCCCCGTATGTTTGCAGTTGCTGTGGTACCTATTTGTGAATGACCAGGTTTCCTTCTTATAGAAGTCTCTGTGAATTGGAGTCCATCAACTTCTTCCCAGAAAGGAATACTTAAATCAAATTTATTTGTTTGCCACCCTGAGAGTAACAAAGGGGTTAAGTCTGCGGGGAAAAAGTTCCTCGGAGATCTTGGTGAAGTTGACATATTTATTCTCCTTATTAAGCAACCCAGGTCACTTCAGTGGTAGTGTCTAACCCTGACTCTTCATCAGATCCAAAGGGATTTGAGGTAACATCCCATTCCCATTCCCAACCATTAAAAGAATCTGCATCAGCTCGGTTTAAAGTCATACTACCAATAGTCATAGATGTCCATCCAGTATCCGTGACTTCCTTAGTTAATCTAAGTTTCACATGTTCAGTGGTGGTGACGTTTAAAACCTCCTGAAGATGGTTAGTCTCAATGTAAACCATCTTATACCAGAACAAATCCTCAATGTCTGTACCCGCTGTTTGGCCTGCTACCTGAGGTGATCTCGTAAAGGAAGCGTTAGGGGCTATCGAGCTATCATCGAGAACAGTATCCGATCCTGAACTATCAGTACTCGTATGATCTGAGGAGAAACCTGCATACTTTGTCACTTTGCTAGAGCCATAGTTAAGATACTGATTATGCTCGTACCAGTCATTAGTTATTACCTTACTGCGACTCCATACTTGATTAGCTCCGATCCATACGCTGTTGATGGGAGTAGACCCTATCACTATGTCGTTGATTTCATTGCTTCCAATAAAGATGCTCATAATTACGTCCTAAAGTAGATGGTGCTTGAGTCAGTGCCAGACTGGGATGTTGAGATATTATAGACATTCCACTTAGTAGCTGCTACTGCTGTAGCACTAGAACCTAGTTTACCATCAAGATCGGATTGCAAAGTATTACCGTCACTATCTTTGATCTTGTTTGTAGTGGCCTGAGGGTTAAGCAAAATCCAATTGGTACCATCATAGAACAAGTCTAAAAAGTGGGTTCCCCCAGGGATCTCCCCGCCAATTAATGAAGACCCATCAGGGAGTTTTACATTATTAGGTGAACCTCCGTCACATGCTAAAGTAACAGCTCCTGTGTTAGCGCCCGTAGTCTTAACAACTATCCGAGCACCAGCAGTCAAAGCTACGTCAACGCCGAAATCAGCTGCAAGAGCATTTACGCTGCCAGTGTTGGTGCGGAATTCTTCAGAACTTCTGAGTAACCTATTAATTTCTGACTGTGCATGTTGAAAGTTATCTCGAACAGACGATGTTGTCGGACTGCCTGTTACTGGTTTATTTGAGTCAATGGAACTAGCCATTTTAGTTCTCCTTCATAATTCGTTATCGTTCTCTTTGAACGCCATTCTTCTTCTCATAGGTTCTCATTGTACCTAGTCCAAGTAAACCTAGAAGGACAGGCATCATAGTAGCTGTGTCTGCCTGTGGTATAAGGATACCAAAGGGTGCGGCAAGCGGACTAATCATGAAATTGATAGTGAACCCACCCACGCAAACCCAAGCAACTGCGGGTCGCCAACCTGCTACGAATAGGGACTTATGTGCTGCCTCCTTCTCGTTTATTTTTAGCTGTGCCTTTGCAAGTTCCTGACCATGACGTTCAGCCATAGTTGCTATCTCATGGGCAAGGGCTAATTTCTTATCCTTGTCCACTACGAACTTGTCAAGCAAGCCTGTGACGGGCTCAATCAATGATGATAGTATACTCATAGTTTCATACCTATTATTTTGTTCCGTTTATAAGTCTGTCAACAGTATCTCTAATATGCTTTATGTTTGCATCTATTCTAGCCAGAGAAACCTGTTGGCCTTGTACATTCTCTTCGATAGACGAGAGACGTGCTTCTTGTTTAATCAATTGCTTCTCGCTATTATGTAGCCTAGCGTCTAAGCTTGAAATGAAATTAACAAAATAAATAAACTGTAATGCTAGAGCTAATAAAAACATTATCGGTATATTTTTATTTATAGTAAATTCCTTAGACATTCATCTTTCTCCTTATCTCTTTTCGGTATATATATCTTGCCGTTGTCTTAATCACCCCAAGGTACTCCTACCAGAGTAGACGGACTAGCTTGTTCCGCTAGGTCTGCGTCCAGTGAATCCTCAAGTGCTTCTGTGTCTAATGCTTCCTGTACCCAACCGATTATTGTATCTTCGGTGAGGTCAGCAAAGGGTATAAAGCCGTCTGCGGTAGGGTCGGGAGTAAAAGATGCTGTGCCGTAGCTCGTGGCTGTATGCTCATCCACGGACTTGCTGATGCGCCAGTGGGCTACTATCACGCCATCGGTTTCTGTGTTGCGTTCTAAGTTTGCGATTGTAAAGTTCATTCGTTGTTCTCCAGTTGTGCAACACGGTTGCGTAGTGTTTGGATTTCTTTGATGAGGGTAGGAACGAGCTTGCTGTAATCGACAGCCATCATGTCATCTTCAGTCTCACCCTCAGTGACTGCTTCTGGTGCTACTTCGATTAACTCCTGTGCAATCATGCCGTAGTTCTGATGCTCACCATCAATTTTCCAATCAAACTGTCTGACCTGAATTGCGTCTATCTTGCTACCAGCGTCATCAGCGTCTGCAATGTTTTCCTTGAGGCGTTGGTCAGAGGATGTGTTGTAGGATGTTGTCGTGCCGTTCGAACCTATGTAACCAGTCTGCGAACCTGCGTACCTAAAATCAATCATAGTAGCGTTGTTGGGGGCAGTAGAAGATGTGTTTGCTATGCAAAGACCCCATTCGCCTGTTCTGTCAAAAGATATATGTGTTTTTTCTGCTCCGATGATTGAGGTAGCCCCCACCAATACTGAGCCTCCCGTTCTTGCAAGAATGCACTGCCCCTCCGTGGCAAAGGTAGTTGTTTCGAGTTGCCCGAATCCACTAGCGCCGGTGATGCCCACGAGTGCGCGACCGCTGGAGTCGATGCGCATACGTTCAGTGCTATCAGTGCCAAAAACAACTGGCTGACTTCCCTGCGTATACACTTCTAAAAGGTTACAGCCGTTCGCCTCAATTTGTGCAGGAAAATCAGTCCCCGAAATGCCTGCTGACGCTTTAGTTCCTAGATATAGGTTTTCAGATGCGCCCGATGTTCTTGAGATTTTAATTCCGTCTGTTGCATCGTTTACAAGTTTTAGTTTGTTAGCTGTGACTGTGCCACTGAGGTAGAGGTCTTTGAAGCGTGATGAACTACCGCCGAGGTCTAGTATGTTGTCTGTAGGAGCATTTGTCGCTATATCGTGCGGTAGAATTTGGTTGGTTGAATCCACGAACAAAAGCGCGGAGTTACCATCCCCGATGTATAACTGCACCCCTGCTCGACTGCCAATAGACCCCACGTTTGTGTTGTCCTTACGGAACACTGCAATGCCGCCATCAGTTGAAAGTCGGTTCAAAAGCAAAGGTTGGACAGAGGCGGTAGCTACCAACGCACCATAAGCCCCTGTGCCTGTTTGCAACTCAACGCCCGCTGTAGTTGGGCTAGAAGTCGTTTTGCCCACCAATAGTTTGCCGCTTTTATCAACGGAAACCATCGGCGCATCGACATTCGCACCACCGATTACGAAGTTGTCTGAACTGTCGTCATGGCCAATTGTGTACTGAGCTACCCCATCGTTCCAGAACTTAATCTCAGTATCAGCCCCGCTTGCGGCATCTAGTCTGATGCGTGTATCACCTGAACTTGCTTTCAAATCGAGGACTTCAGCGGGACTCATACCAATGCCTAAACCTGCGGTACTGAGAGCTAAGCGGTTGCTTGCATTTGTTACATCGTAAATAGTAAAGATGCCGTCAGAATTAATAATCGAATAATCTGGATTGTCCCCCTCATCGGTGAGGTTGATGCGTGGGTATGATGAGTTGACATTTATATCACCAGTAACGTCTATGCCTGTGGATGTTGTGGCTAGTTTGATTGAGTTGTCGTGGTAGAGGGTTACTGCGCCGTTGGTATTGAAACTAGCTAAATTCTCACCGTTAGATGTGAAGTTGATTGCACCGCCATTCGTTGTCAAATTTAAGTTGCCTGTTCCGCTTTCGTCTACCCAACTATTAGCCCCATCATGGTAAATCTTTAGGTCATTCCCTGCACCAAATATAGCCTTATCGGAATCGCCAAAGGTGATGTTGCCAGTAACGTCTATGCCTGTGGCTGTGGTGGCTAGTTTTTTAGAGGCGTTGTGAAAAAGGTCAACCGAACCGCCTGTAGTTGCTATAATTTTATTGTTGCCTACTGGGTCAGTAAACAAGTGGTCGGTTGCACGAATATTCAAAGAACCAGTACCAACCTCATCAATGAATGTCGCTATTCCATTATGGTAAATCTGTAGGTCATCCCCTGCACCAAAGGTAACTTTGCCATCGTCAGGTAAGGATACATCACCAGTAACGTCAACGCCTGTGGCTGTGGTGGCTAGTTTGATTGAGTTGTCATGGTAAAGAGAAACGGCACCATCGGCATTTGCGGTGAGATAGGTTTCGTCACCTGCCGATTTTAAGCGTAAATTAGTAGCTTCTATATAAAGCTGACCAGACCCAGACTCTTTGATATAGCTATCGCCCCCTGCATCATGGTAAATCTGTAGGTCATTCCCTGCACCAAATATAGCCTCGTCGTTATCGCCAAGGGTGATGTCGTTGCCGTTGGTGTCTAGGTCTTGAGTCAACGTAGAAGCATTGATTGCAGCGGCCACAGCACTAGCATTAGCTTCATCGGCTTTGGTTGATGCTGTGGTAGCTGAGGCTGCCGCTGTGGTAGCTGAGGCTGCCGCCTCGATTGCAGAGGAAGCGGCTTCTGCAGCCTTGTTCTTAGAGTCTACGATCTGCCCAGAAGAAACTCCTGAGCTAAACGCTCCACCTTCTGATGGAGCATCTACTAGGTTTGCCTCATTTGCGGGTTGATACTGAATAGCCATTATTATTCTCCTTATAGATCGGCGACATTAGAGTACGAAGTAGTTAAGGTTGCCCCTCGGACTCTTCGGTTTATCTCTTCTTTGTTAAGTTCTGTGATAGCTTCTAGTTGTTTAGCAAAGAACTTAGCGGCTCTCTCATCTTCACCTACGTAATCTAACGCATGAGCCACAGCTCCCCAAAGGAGTGTACGCTCGTTACTGTCTCGTAGCCAGTTAGGGACTTCAGTGCCTGTGTAGTAGTTCCCAGATCCTTCAACGATCTCAGCGGCTTCTGGGTCGCTTTCGCTAGCTGCTACATTAAGTCCAGCATCAAGGTTAGTCTGGTTGACTGCATATGTTGCGTTAAGGTCTGCTAATCGTTTGAAATAGTGCATTTGATACACATCCCCTTCTTCTGCAGCAGGGTAGAAAATGTATTCATCACCTTTCCTTGCAAACACTTCCCCTGAAAGGGTGTAGTCTTTATCCTCTAGTGCGGCTAAAGTGAGTCTCTCTTCAAAGACTACGGTATTACCTGCGCTATCAGTCTTGCTAAACTGTATTAGCTCCGAGAAATCAGATGGCAATGCAATAGAGGTTTCTCCTACATCTTCTGCTGTGATTGCAGCATAATCAAATGTTTCTTCAAATGGAGGGAACTTGATAGTTCTATAGCAGTAGTCTGCTGAGTAGTCTAAGAAGTCTCCGATTAGTGTGTCAGTCAGTACGTTAGAATCTCTGTTAGCCCATGACCTAACCTTTGTCACTAAAGCATCGTATAATGGCGTTGCCATAAGTTATCTCCTGTTCTAACCTCGAGCCCTTGAGACGTTAGATGTCAACAGGTTCGGGTATTCTGATTTTATAATTCTTTTAAGCTTAGTGACATCTTCTTTATTAGACATAAATTCAGACGCATGTAAGTTTAATCCATGTTTCTCTAAGATCTCTATAGCTATAATATCTGGTATGATAGCGAAAGATCTGTAGTGAGAAGCATCACCTCTCTCTTGGTCTCTTCGAGACTGTCTTGCGTAATCAATGTAGCTCTGAACATCTTGTGCAACAGTTATCCTGTTTCCATCGTCTACATTAGATATAATCTTATTATCCATTGTGCCTCCAAGGTAAAAAGAAGGGGGCCCATAAGGACCCCCTAAAAAATCCAGACTTATTGTCCGTTCAAGCCAGTGATCATACCAGCAGCTTTAGGATTTTTAACTTCAAGTGTACACTCTTCAACAATCTGACCAACAGTGCTATCACCAAACTGACCAACTTCAGTTTCTTGAAGTGGACGTAGAGAAGCTATAGCAAAGTTAGATGGATCGTATACTAGTGCAAAGTAATCCGCAGCATCACTTTCGGCGGCAATGTTACCAGACTCAGCACGGTCAGTGTTGTAGCTTAGACCCATGATGTAGTTAGGTACGATTTGGATTTCACCGAAGTCAGAATCGAATAGCTCGATGCTTTGACGGATCTTACCAGTATCGTCTAAGTTACGGATGGTGTTCTGACTAGCACCGTGTGCTTTAGAAGATAGAGCACGTTTGTTAGCAGGTGAAGTCATAAGAGTAGTCGCACGACCACCAGCTTCGTAGATAGTTTGCATGATGTTGTCTACGTTTGACAACTCGATAGCTTTTAGGTTGCCATCATTGGTTTGACCTGAAGCAGAACGAGTGATAGGGGTTTCATCCATAGTACCATCACCTAAACTACCAGGAGCTGTCCAAGAGCTGTTACCAGAAGTAGTTACATCTTCAAGGTTTTGGTTAACATATGCTTGGTAACCACCCATAGTACGAGTGCCTGTGCCGTTCTTGCCTTTACAAGAGTGAACTAGGTCATGCTCTTGGTCACGCTTAAGCTCAGTACCACGCTTTTTAAGCTGGTAAGCATATTCATCAGCAACACCTGCTTGATCAACAGCTCGTTTAGTACCAGACACAGAAACAGTTTTAGAGTTGATCTGAGTGTAGTTACCGATACGAGTACGGTCAACGTTAGCAGCAGTACCTGATTGTACAGTTGTGAATGAATCACCTTCAGCGAAAGGCTGAGAAGTAGGAGCAGTTAGCTCATCAGTTTGCCATTCGTGGAAGATCGCTTTAGATTTAGTTTTGCCAATTGAAGACATGAATGGAGTCTCGTCTCGACTGATCATCGAGATGAAATTCGCCAGATCTTCCTTTTCCGACTTAGCAGTCGTATTTACTTGATATTGTGCAGCCATTTTATAATTTCCTTTTTATTTTATATTGAATCTTTTATTAGCGGAACTTACTTATTGACTTTAGGAACTCCATTTGAGAATCACTACCACTACCACCACTTAAAACACTTTGCCTTAGAGCTTCTTGGTCTCTGGCTTTTCTTTGGTTTGGAGTAGTTTTACGTTTGGTAGGCACACCTTTCGCTTTAACCTTTTTACGTTTAGCGGAGCCTTTAGATGCTTTCTGTTTTAGCTTACGATAATCATCGACAAACTTAACAACGTTAGCATCCATAATGATATCAAGAAATTCTTGGGGAACACCCTCTTCCAACGCGAAAGTTCTAATAGCCTCAGAGTCGTAGTCGGGGACAAGTTCTTTGATATCTTCATTGAACTTACCCATCAACTCATCTACCTGAGCCTGTAGCATCTCCGCTTGTTGTTTTTGAATAGCACCCGAAACACCTTCTCGCTTTTTCCTAGCTTCCCAGTATTTCTTCTGTACTCTTTCCCTTTTATCCTTAAGATCATTAAGCTCGTAGGTATCACCATCATCACGCGCTTTCTCAATTTTAGCTTCTAAGTCATGGTACTCTTTTGAAAACACAGTCTCTTCTTGTTGTAATTGTGTAGCCAAAGCAGCCCCAAGTTCAGTAACTTGATCAGTTTTCGTAGAGTATTCCTCTTTGAGTTGCTTCTCAAGTTCGCTAACTTCTCTACCCTTCTTAGACAAGTGTTGGTCCGTAGCAAAGCCTTTACGAAGTTCAGATAGGGGTAAGTACTCGGTCTTACCGTCTACCTTAACTGGAACTTTATAGTCCCAATCAACTTCCTCTTCATCTGGCAACTCGTCATCTTGGGTAGAATCTTCTTCATCCTCATCCTCGTCGTCATCTGAAGCGTCTTGCTCCTCGCCTTCAGTATCGTCTTCATCTGCAGTGTCTTCTGGGTTATCGTCTTCTTCTGCAGAATCTTCCGGGTCAAGAGCAGATTCGTCCTCTTCAGGTAGAGATTCCTCTTCAGGGGAGGTAAGGCCCAAAGCCTCACCCATAGGTCCCATCGGAACTGGAATGTCATCAATAGACTGACCATCTTGACCAGCGTAAAAACCAGCGTCATCCGATTGGGTAGAGGCTGTAGCGTTTTCATTGCTCATAATTTGTTATCCTATATTAGTCCTATTTAACCGCTGGCTTCTTCTTAGCCGCTCGGGGTTTAATCAATTCTTGAAGCTCATTAAGGGCTTTTAGAGAGTCGACTATATCAGCCATATCTCCTGCGAATTGTCGAGCCTTTCCGGCTCCTCGTGCTACTTCACCTACTAAGGCACATACTGCCTGTTCTGTGGATCTTGTAGCTTGGTTTAGTACTTCTTCATTTAAGTTGAAGTCTTTACTCACCTTCATCATCATCTCCTTCTTGAGATTTATTATGATCTAATAGGTCTTGATTGAAACCATAAGTTTCTATTTGTATTAGACGTTCTTTGACAGAGCCAAGGCCCATAGCTACGTGGTATAAGTACTCACGCTCTTTTGTGCAATGTGGTTCTGTCCTTATCCATTGAGTAAATAGTTCTACAAGAATATCTGAGTAAGCTTCAGTGAAGAACTCATCTCTTTCTTTCTTAGAGAACGTTGCTCTGGATAAAGAGTGTTGAGAGTCTTGAAAGGGATTAGCCTTGTACTCTCCCGTTTTTTGGTCCATCTTGGGCTTGAATTTATTCTTAGCCCCATTCTTATACTTATCCACTATAACTCCTCTGGTTAGTGTCTTAAGTTGAAGGGCCCGTCAGGGCCCCTCGTTAGATAAGGAATACACCTCCTTATATCATACCATCCCGCCTTGTTGAAGCATAGCCTGGATCATTTCAGGAGATAACTGCTCTCCTCCTTCAGGTCCTTCGGGTTCTCCTTCTCCTCCTGCTCCCTGTGGTGGGGTCATGGTTTGTCGGATTAAAGACTGAGCCGTTTCATACATTGCCTGTATGTCTGGCTGTTCGGGTGTGGGTTGCCCTTCTTTATTAGCAGCGAGGTCCAATTTCGCCCATTCTTGATATGATTTATCCAAGGCAACAACAAGTTGTTTCAGATTGTCTTGTATGGCATTCTGAGACTGTACATTAGTGTAGTCGACATTTGCTTGGTCGAGGGCCATCTTCGTCATGAAGGTTTGCTCTTCCATCGCTTTCTTCTTCTGGTCTGCTTCTTGTTGTTGTTTCTTTCCTTCCATTGCGGAATCCTTGTACTCTTCGGAAGTGTAGTCTACTATGTAGTCTAACGGATCTTCGCCTAGTGCCTCAATGGTTTTGAAAGCAATCGTAGCTGGTGCTACAGGATTGATGGCCCCTTGGTACCCAGCCTGCAGTAAAGCAGGTAGGACTTGTTGACCAATCATTTGCATCTTTGTTAACACAGACTGGTTACTTCCGTCACCCACATCCGCCTCTACTTGTAACATCATGTTATCGGGTAATTCCTTAACGTCGATTGTTTTATAGAAGTCGTTGCGGTCATAGAAGCTCATGCTCTGTGTACGCATCTCGGTACGCATTGTCTTGTATACACCTTCACAAAGAACGGCAAAGCCAGTCTCCATGAATCTTCGAGCAATGTGTTGGATACGAGTTTGTGCTGCGGATTGCACAGCCGATACTTTCTGTTCTGAATTTCCTGACACGTAGAGAGTATCGTTTAAGCCTTGGGCTGCTTTAGAGAGCCCGTTCGCTTGTTCTTTATGCTTCTGCAGGAACTCCAACAGAGGCACAGTACCTGTGGATAACGCTTCTGGTGGCATGTTCTGCACAGCAGCTGCGGGGTTTCCATTGGTAGGTACAATTTGTTTTGGCTTCATATTCTGCAAAGCAGAGAAGTCAACCACATTAGGGTCAGCTAACTTAGGTGAGTAGTTCGTGAGATAAGTATTCTCAACAAACCCACGAAGAATCGCTGTGGACGCTAAGGTTGAAGGACGAGTCATGTCCGCCATAGAAAGCCCAGCCCACTCGTGCGGGATATCAAAAGGCTTAATGTCAGCTACAGGGATGAAGTCAACATCTTCTTCAAATAGGATGTGATCCCCGATAGTGATGAACCTTTTAAGCTCAGCAATGCCATCGCCATCTCGGTCAACACGTAACCAACACTCAATGACACTAACTGGTAGGTTAGCTTCAGCGGTGTCACTTCCTTGGAATGAAACATTAGATAGTCCAACAGAAGTTCTTCGGGCTGACTTTTCAACATTTATAGCTTGCTGGAAAGTAAAGCTCTGGTCATTGACCTCATCCCACTCTATATCTTCAGCTTGGTCGGGGTACGACTTACGAACTTCAGAGCGAGTCATTTCTGTCCTGATACCTACAAAAGAAGCTTCTCCAATAGAAGATGCCCCCTGGCTTATCAGGAGAGACTCAGGCTCAATGTTCCTAAGCTTGACACCACTCTTATTAATAGTTCTCTTGATACGTACTGATTCGTACATACCTGCTTCATTAATAAAGAGATCACCCACCACTTCTACTTCAGAGTCTGCAAGGAGCAGGTCCAAGGCTTCTGCTGAAATCTCTTCGTATTCCTCAAAGGTCATCTCGAAGTCTTCAACATATTCCCATGCTACTGCTGCATTCTTCCATAATAAGGAGGCTTTGATCCAAGTGTTGAGGATCTCCCACCCTTTATTCTTTTTGAAGATACAGTAGTTAGTCACATCAGAAGCTAGTCGTGCTCTATGTACGTCCACTGCTGTTTGTGAGTGTGGTATGAATCTTGCTATTTTTTTATTATTAAGTAGCAGCTCAGATAAAACTGCTGAGTACCCTTCAACCGCCTCAACGGTATCTGAGG